TATTAGTTTGTGTTGCAGTCCAAATAGGAATTTGTTGTTCACCACTTAAACCTCGTAATTCTTCATAGATTCCACCTAACTCAGCGTACAAACCATCTCTATTACTACCACTTTTTAATAAATCAGCGTAATCAATGATGATTAAATTTGGATTGAATCCACTTGCTCTTAACTTTTCAATATGAGCTGATAAGGTTTTTGATGATGCAAATTGTGGTGGATAATATTTGATACGAACTCTACCTGGTGTATTCTTAATCTTACGAACGATTTCATCTTTACGTTCTTTATGTTCCGATGTTTGAATACCTGTAAGGATTGTGGTATATCTTTGTCCTACATAACTTTCAGATAATTCCAAAGTATAGTGTAATACATTTAATCCTTTTTGAACTGCTGAACAAGCTATCTTTGATAAAAACCAACTCTTACCAATTCCAGATGGCGCCATAACTACTCCTAATTCACCTGGTCCCAATCCCCCATCCATTAGTTCATCAATGACTTCCCATCCAGTCGATACTGAATTTCGTTTGACATCTTCCATAATCAATTCGAAATTATCAATATAATCTAATCCTAAGTCGTTTTCTACACCAACTTTGGATGCTGCCATCATCGTATCTATAATCTTATCGTAGTTACCTGCTTTGAGTAAATCTACCGATTTTAGAAGGGCATCTTTAACTTTTTGATTTTTAGCAAATGTAAGATATTCTTTCTTAACATACGGTAAATCTTCCGCACCAACTTGCAAATATACAGACTTTAATTGTTCAATTACTGTCTGCTTTAATACTTTATCCTCAACATCGCCTACTTTAATTTTAAACACTTCCATTGTAGGAACTGCACGGAATTCATTGAAGTAGTTTTGAACTTCTCCAATAATCCATTGATTGGCTTGTGATTCAAAAAAAGCTGGTTTGGTTATTTCAGTTACCTGTTCTAAGAACTTTACATCTGATATAAGAGAAGCAACAACTTTAGATTGATACGATTGTCCATATTTTACCAATGTATCTACTGCTTCCATTATTTAGTTTTTTTCTTTCTTGCTAATCTCTTTTCTTCAATTGATAACTCAACCACTTGGTCGGTAGCTTGGTCAATGACTTGGTCGGTCTTGGTCGGTTTACGAGTTGCCAACTTCCATTCTGATTTTGCAATAAACTTCCAATAACCACCTTTTACTTTTTCATCCGCATCAATATCTGATACTCTACGGATTTCATCTAATTCGTAACCTTTGGCTACTTTAATACATTTAATACACTTCATAGTTTTTCTCCATGTTTTAATTTAAAAATTATTTTAATACCATTAAGATTTCTGATTCTCTTAGTAAGGTATATTTTTCTCCATTAACTTTAACCTCAATACCCTGATGGTATGGTGGTAAAATTACTTCATCGCCTTCATTTACACTCATTGGAATTAATGTTCCATTTTGTGTATAAATGCCAGGTCCTGCTTTAATAACTTGCGCACGTTTTACATCTTCCAATTTTGCACTATCTGGAATGATGATACCACCTGCGGTTTTATCGTTTTGTTTTTCTGATTCTTTTAGAAGAACTCTATCTCCTAATGGTTGTGCTACTTTGTCTGCCATAACTTATTTTTTAAAATTTACTTATATGTGAAAATGTTGATTGTAACCAATCGTTTATATTTGGAAAAGCATCTAACATTCGATGTTTTAATCCTAATTTTAGAAACGAATGCTTATCAAATTTTGGAACTGTTTCTTCAAATCTATCCATAATTTTCATACGAAGATTTCCACTAAACTCCGGTTCTGATAATTGCATTAATTTACGATTTCTTTTTAAGATTTCCAAATTATTCTGAAATAAATCATGCGCTTTTGATTTTTTTGGTAGAGTTTCAATATACTCTAACATAGATTCAGTTGTATGAATAGTTTCTTCAGTTAATATGGGAAATGCTTTGATAATTGTTTTTGCTCCTAAACCCGTAATACCTTCTACGTTATCGGATTTATCACCATCAATCATTCTGAAATTAATAAAATTATGTGGATGAAATCCATATTCTTCTTTTACTTCATCAATAGTGTAAATCTTTTTCTTAGATGGAGAATATGCACTAACATCCTTATTTACTAATTGTAAGAAATCCTTATCCGAACTCATTATCACTACTTTTTCATTTTCCTGCTTCAATGTAGTAGCGATGTACGCCATAACATCATCAGCTTCAATTCCATCGTAAATCATAATGGTTACAGGTAGAGCAGATAGAAGTTCTCCCAATGCTGTCATTTGACGTTTCATTGAGATACTTTCTTCTTCAGGATTCATCTCAACGGTAGCGGCTCGATTCAATCTCATTTTGATTTTGTTCTTACCTCGTTCGGATTTGTATCCTGCGTATATTTCTTTTCTGCTGTTTGAACCCCCTTTACCATCGAATACTATTACAACTCGTGTAGGGTTAATTAGTCGGATGGCGTAGCCGATACTTTTTAAAGTACCGACTATTCCTCCAATATGGTCACCATTCTCATTGAGATTTGGTGCGGTTGACCAAGAACGAATGAAGGTATTAAGACCATCAATAACTAAGGTTTTTGAATTACGATGTAAATCGCCAAACCCTTTATGTTCTTCATCTATTTGTTTTAGTATATCTAAATACTTCTTATTAATCTGACTCATTTGCTCCGTCCGTTGTTGATTCAACTTCATCCGTTGCCGAATTTGTTTTGTATTGTAAAATTGTTGCCTCACAAATCCTACGATAGATTTGGTCTTTTAGTTCTTCATTCTCTAACATCTTAGTGAAGTCTTTAGATTGAAATTTACTAATTTCGCCTGTATCAATATCAATGTATTCATACCAAGCTCCTGCTTGCTTTAAAATTTTAGCATCTTTCATAACTGCTAACCAACCTCCATAGTTATCAATACCTCTATCAAAGAAGATATCAAAATCTGCGTGTCTTAATGGTGGTCCCATTCTATTTTTAATAACTTGCGTACGAACTTTGATACCAACAATTCTATCACCAACTTTCAATTGCCCCATACTCTTTAATCGTAATCTAACTGAACTATGGAATGCCAATGCTTTACCACCCGATGTTGTCCACGGGTCACCAAACATTGCGTTCATTTTCTGTCTTAATTGATTTGTGAATACTAAAGCGATTGATTGTCTACCAATCATATTGGTAATCTTTCTCATTGCTTTTGAAATGATAATTGCCTTATCAGTTGCGTAACCATCTTTATCATAATCAGCTTCCATCTCTTTCTTAGAAGATGCTGCTGCTACTGAATCAACTACGATTGTAACTAATCTATCTTTATCACCCGTTCTTACTTTCTCAATAATTGTTTCACACGCTTCGAAGATACCTTCAACAGTATCAACTGAAACGTAAAGTAGTTTTGAGATATCTACTCCAATTGCTTCTAAAAATTCTCTACTTACTGCGGTTTCCGTATCAATTAGTACTGCAACACCACCCTTCTTTTGGGTTTCTGCTAAGAGATGGGCGGAGAGCAGAGATTTTCCACTCTGCTCTAAACCCGTAATCTCACTAATACGACCAACCGGCAAACCACCATAAGGGCGATTCGAAATTGCTACGTCTAACATTGCGTTACCCGTAGATAACCAATCCTTAACGTTGGTAGGAGCGTCGCCCCCATCATCATCTAAGAAATAGGCAATCTTACCATCCTTATTTTGTTTGTTTAGAGAATCGGCGAGGATACTCGCTAAATCTTCTTCTCTGTTGGCCATTTGTAACTAATTTTAGTTGTTGAATAAATCATCGAATGCAGATGCTACATCATCTTTTGGTGCTGCCGCTTTTGGAGCTTCTTCCTTTTCCCAAGGTAAATCACCACTAATATCAGATGTTCCACCTAAATCAACCGATGGTTGCTTTGGTGCCGATACCTTTGGTGCTTCCAATTCTTCAACAACATCATCGGTAGCTACTGCTGCTGATGGGTTTAACCAATTCTCCAATACACCTTTTAATTCAGCGTAAGATAATTCTGAATATAATTCAGTAATATCTTTTTGGTTTTCTAATACACTTTGAATTCCTTCTGCTGTATCAGCTACCTTTGATTGAGATGGTTTAACACGAATGGTTGTTGTTGGATAAGCTGCATTAGATTCTTCTGCTGAAGTAATTTCTAATACGATATCTCTACCATTCATTGGGTCGGTGATATCTCCGTAATCCGGGTCAGCAATGTAACCTAAGATGTCTTGGTAAACGGTCTTACCGAATCCCCAAAATTTAACACCTTCACTTTCTTTACCTCTTACAATAACGGGTGCAAAAGTTCTTAACTTTGGCTCCATCTTCTTACCTGCTTTCCAATCATCAGTATCGCCTGTACGTTTAAGTTTTTCTGCAAACTCAACAATAGGGTCAGGTCTACCAAACGAAATTGGAGATAGATAAGTTTTGTTGTTAATGTTGTAGTGAAAGAATAATTCAATAAAAGGAATATCCTTATTGAATTTGTAGGGAACTAATCTAATTTGATGTTTTCCCGGTGTTGGCTTCCAAAGTGAATCTGATTTTTTGGAAGTGTTTTGTAACGAATTGAATCGTTTCAAGGCTAATGAAATGTCCATTTTTCTTTTGTTTTAAAGTTAATAATTGTTTTTAAAGTTGAGGTGTATATCGATATTACCTATATCTAAATATAACTTTTTCAGCTTT